CCTTCTGAAGTGGTGAAAGATTCATCTTGCTTCTCCTTTAACATGTAATATCTAGAAGAACGCTTGCAGCGCATTCTTTCCGAAAAAAGATTATATCACGCCTCGTCAATAGGTGCGTGCATTTTTTATGAATCAACCGTTTCAGCCCGCGTCTGCCCCGGTTTCCCTGTCAAACCGGACGACATTTTCATCGCCATCATAATTGTCCAAACTCAGTTCGTCTTTCCCGTTGATGATCGGAAGCCTGAATTTGATTGACTTCAGCCATTGTCCGTTTGGCTGTGGAGTTTCATAAATGTGTATCTCCGCAATCAATGTTTGAAATACTTCCTGGCGCTCCTTGTCGGTTAAAACATCATATAGCTTTTCAAATTGGGAAAGAATCCGATAGATGTTATCAGCGCGGACTTTATCTTCTTCAATGGCTTTCTTTTTTGCCCTTGCATCAATCAGGGATGATTCTGCCTGTTCGATTTTATCATACATCCGGTACAGGCGATTATCGAGATCGGCTTTAATCTGAATGAAGTGTTTGTCATCGGGATCAAGATTATCAATCTCATTGATCAGGTTCGATTTTGTTAAATGATATTGTCGAAGGTGCTTCTCATGGGTGGCGATTTCCTGTTCGAGAGCGGATGTATCCACTTTCATTGCGATTTTCTGTTGCATCAGTTTTGCGAATGTGGGATTGCTGACCAGTTTAATGATGATTTCGGTAATAGCCTGATCCATAAGCTTTTCAGGAACTTGTTTTTTATACTCACACTTATGGCCCCGGTCCATACGACGGTGCTTACAGCCGTAATAATAAAAGGGGTTATTCAAGGTGCCATCCTTTTTGCGCTTTGTGGATTTATTGCCATACATTGCCGCGCCGCATACGGGGCAACGAATCAGTGTCGTCAGAAGGTGAACGTGTGTGTTAGGGGCAGGATTGACTTTTTCATATTTTTTTGCCTGAGCGGCCAGTTTTACCTGAGCAGCCTGCCATAGTTCTTCTGAAACAATGCCCTCATGAAGACCGTCCACCAGGAGATAATCATCACTCCAGACAATCTGGTATTCATTCCTGGTTCCGTGAACCTTCTCCGTTTTTCTTCTTCCGTAGGCTATTTTCCCACAATAGACAGGATTCCGAAGGATTTGGCGAATCAGGTTTGAGTTGAACAGCGTCAAAGAACCGTTGTCACGCTGAATTTTGCGGATACCATGATTCTCAAGATAACGGGACAGGCCGTTTGAACCGATTTCAGAATTGACATACCGATCAAAAATGACTCGGATTGCTTCTGCTTCATCTTCGTTGATCTCTAATTTGCCATCCTTTAAAGAATATCCATATGGAGCAAAACCGCCATTCCACCGACCTTCACGGGCTTTCTGGATACGACCTTCCATCGTTTGGATACGTATATTTTCTCTTTCGATTTCCGCTACAGCGGAAAGGACGGAGATCATAAGCTTTCCAGCGTCTTTGGAGGAATCGATACCGTCCTCTACACAGATCAGGTTGACATCATAATCCTGCATAACCTGCAGAGTGGAAAGAACGTCCGCTGCATTCCGGCCAAAGCGGGACAGTTTGAAAACCAGAACGAAAGATACACCGTCTTTTCCGGATTTGATATCTTCCATCATCTGATTGAATTTTGTGCGGCCTTCAATGGATTTTCCAGATTTGCCGGCGTCTTCATATTCTCCGACAATTTCGAAACCGTTAAAATCAGCAAAAGCTTTCAGTCTGGCTCGTTGAGCATCCAGGGAGTAGCCCTCTATCTGCATTGCTGTTGAGACACGGGTATATGTATAGACTTTGGTTGCAGGCGTTTCCAGGGGAGCTGAGAGCTTTTTTGCCATAAGTTTATCCTCCAGAACACAGCAGAGGTTTGGACAACGATTCTGCGTATAATATATCATACCGATTTAAAAAGCGCAACAAAAAAGAAGGGAAGCCTGCGAGAGGCTTCCCTGTATAGATTCAGATGGACGGGGTTTTCCGTTTCCTGCGTCCGGCACAGTTTCTTCACGGTCATCATCCAATTCCAGCACATCAGCGTACTTGGCAATCAGATTCGCCAGAAGATCAGCCAGAGGAGCGTAGATATCCCCGACAGGGGGCTGAGGTTTCATAAGTTGCGTTCACCTCCTCCTTAAAGTGAGGCGAAACAAAAAAAGCGAACACAGTCCGCATAAGAGCATTTCTCCTTTCAATATAGTGGAAACAGGGTCGATTTTCTGCGTGCGTGCGTTCCTGTGCTCATTGACACGCTGGAACGCACGTACGCAGAGTATTGGCTTAATTCTCCCTTATAGCATTCTGCTCAAAGGGATTATCAGTCGGCCAGGCGTTCTGCCATCTGTCAGCGGTTTCCATAGGGAGCCGGAGTTCTGTTCCGATTCCTTTAAAGCCCCTGACCCGACGTCCAGCAGCGTTGTATACGTTACTGTCGCGCTCGATCCCGTATTTATTCAGGTTAGCGATCAGGAAATCACTGAAACTCCGCTGCTTAAGCGGTGTAAAGGCATTTTCCTGACACCAGACCTGATATACTCGATACAGTTCAAGAGAACTGATGGACGCATCCGGATCGAAACGGATATAACCTGTGGATTCCATGAAGGCGATCACGTTGTTGGCATCCTGCTTTACTACATTGCGGTTTGCCTTGGTGCGATCGCTTTCCGTAAAACGGAAGCGGTTTGCAACCAGACGCTGCAAGCCTTCATAGGCCCAGAGAAAGATACCTTCTAGCTCCTGGCACATCTCTTCGGCCAGGTTTGGATTATCCGCACGGTCAGCAGCCTTTTCCTTTGTAGTCAGAATCAGCTGCCGGCGGTAAAAGCCATCACTCCGGTCATACAGGGATTGCAGATCACCGTTGGAAAAAGCGAGCAGCCGGGCGTACATATAGCCCTGATAGCTCTGCTTTCCCTTCCGTTCCAGATCCACCTTGCCTTGAGCGGTCACAAGGGACTTGACATAGTTGGTCTGCTTCAGGGCTTCCATCCGCATATCATCGTCGATCATCAGATGGATATGCTCCAGGTCAGCCCGGGCAAAACGGTTTTCAGACACCTTACCGACACTGCCGTCCTTGGCATTACTATTTCCGAACAGCTTCAGGAGAACAGCGCCGATCTGGCTCTTTCCTTCTCCGCCGTTTCCCTTGATAACCATCATCCGCTGTCCCTTGTTACTGGGAATCAGACAGTAGCCGATGAATTCCTGAAGCGTCAGGATATCCTCCGGATACAGGAGATCATTCAAAAAATGCAGCCAGCGGTCTGGCTTGGCTGCAAGGGGATTATAGTTGACCGGGAAACGGCTTCGGACGATCTCAGGTTTCCTTGCATCAAAGGTTCCGTCCAGCATCAGGGTACCATTGGCCAGATGAATCCGGTCAGACTGCGGAACAAGGCGGTTGGTATACGCCATAATTTTTAACAGTTCCACAATACTGGCGATCTTTTTCGACACATTGGTATGCGCGAAGGGACGGATGATGTTGAAAACAAGCGATTTCAGAAGAGAATGATCATCCAGAACACCCTCCCTGGTGAAAAAGGCGTCTTCGCAATAAACAATGGGATGATTCCGGACAAAGCATTGACAGAACATTGTTTCGTCAATATTCTTTCCGTCATACCAGTCCGGCCACCATTCAGGCCGCTCTGCAGGGGTCTTCTCCATGGGACTTCGCCTTCCTTTCCTGAGCGAGGATCTTTTCGATCCGCTCAATTTCACCGCTGCTGATCAGGTCATAGGCAGTTTCCTGGCGAATGGTTATATCCGCGTCAAACAGATCATCCAGATACTGGCTGACCTGCGGCAAAGCATTACAGGCGTGGGCAAACCGATCACTCCAGGGTTCGTCCATGGTGGCAGGAGCAAACTGCTCCTGTTCCTTCTTCAGCAGGTTTTCGTAACGTACCAGGGCACGGACACACCGCGTTTCCTGGCATTTGAGCTCCGCCTCACGTAGCCGCTCCCCCATGGGGAGAGCGGCTGCCGAAGAAGGAGCGGTAGGGTTGATGTGGAAATCTGCCATGATCTTCCTGGCCGCTTCATAGGGCGGAAGATTGAACAGCTTTCCGACAAAAGCGATCACATCTCCGGATGCATGACAGCCGAAGCAGTGAAAATGATCCGGATACAGTTTCAGGGACGGATGATGATCGTCATGAAAAGGACAGATCATCATGTTATTCCGTCCGACGTTCAGTCCATAAAAGACAGCGGCATCCTTAACTGATACGGCTGCTTTTACAATGGGGAAAGGGTTCACCGAAAAATACCTCCTTAATAATGGTAGTAATTGAGAAAAGAAAAACGCCGGAAGAATCATCTGCCGGCGATTCGGAAAAAGAATCCTTGGGGAACTTCTCATCGCAATGAATTCATCAAGTTCCTCGGTTTTCAGGGATGTAGGAGTACATCCTGCATAAAAATGCTTCGGTTGAGAATGACCGAAGGTTATCAATATTCAATTGTCAGGTTTACCGGGAATCGTGATCACGCTGGATCACTTTACGCCGGGGCGGTGC